TCATGGTCATTACTGTTTGACCGATTTCGTTGTATCTTTCAATCTTCTCTTGAATTTCAACTTCCTCTTTTTTTACACAGTTTGGATATCTCTTTCCAAACATTGTCTTCATTCCCTTCTTTTCATATCCAGGCCAACATTTCTCAATTAAATCTCTGTGATAGTTATCATTAAACTCAAATGCCCACTCCTCTGACTTATTACCCCAGTTGGCTGCACCAACTTTACGACACTTGACTAACGCTCCAGAGGCATATGCGGAGGGCCATACACTGTAACGAGACTTGACCTTATGGTAACAAGCGTCTTTAGTGCCACTACCTTTACCTTTTTTGTCCGATTCTTCTTGGATGTTCAGTTCTTCTTTCATCTTTTTCTTTTTCTTTTTTGATGGTGAATCGGTTGAGACATAGGTTGGTTTCGCAGCTCCTGACTTTTGTTGTTGGCCAGGATCAGCAGCTTTCTTCCTTCTTGCTGCCGATAATCTCTCTGCTTTTGTCATACTTGCCCTCTTTGCAGAGGAGACACACTTAGGGGTTCCCTCACCTGGTTCATCACTTGCACAAGTTCCGCCAGTAACCACGTTAACCCAACCACCTTTGCCGTCTTTTGATTTGGATTTACCAAACCAATCACGAAGGCCTTCTTCATTCATTTGTTTTGTTTTTTCTTTCATTGAATCAATGAAACTTCTAAAAACTGCAGCTTCTGAACTTTTGCCTGCTGCACGTGCACGTTGTTCCATTGCGATTGCTGCCTGGATTTTGTGTGCGTGTGATCTGCCCGACTTTCTGATTTTAGTTACAGATTGTTTTGCAGTGGCCACATCTTTGAAACCTAATCCGTGAATCGTACCCTTTGGATTTTCATCCGTGTACAAATCGGAATGTTTCTTTGAACCTGCAGGTTGCCCTGGTTTTCTGGCAATACGTGGAGCCTCTGTCAAAGATTCCTCTTTGACATCAGATTTTTTCGCACGTCCTTGACAGTGAGCTCTTTGACTAAAACCTTTAGGATTGTCACAGTCGATTGATTTTTTGTATTTCGACGACCAGACCATTTCACACAAGAACTCTTTTTATTATTTAGCAGTTACTAAAACTAAATACTTGCAGTGTCCAAAAACGAAAATGAAAAGACTACTTTTTGTCCTTTCGTTATTCTTTACTATTCCTGTTAGTGCCGCTGAAATCACATCTAAAATTACTGACTCCGTACAACTGACCGTTCAGGGTGCTGCTGTTCAATCAAGTAGAATTGGAGCAACATATTCTACTAGTGGTTCAAATGTGCAGTTTGCTGGTGCATTTGGTCTTGGTGCTGCTGGTGCATATACTGATGCATCTCCGAGTCTTTCTACTGCTGGTCAGGCATATACTTTTTCAGAATCTTATAATGCTGCCGACGCTATCGTGACTTCTGCATCTGCTGCTTCTGGAACAATTGCTTCTCCTAATCTTTACGGTAACTCTACTACTCAGTTAGGTGGTAGTGCTGGAACTCTTGCTGGATCATTATCATCAACTAGTGTTCCTACTGTTACTGCTGGTGGTCCTGGCACCACTGCTACTGGTCAAAGAACCATTGAGTTGAGTGTATTCAAATGAGAAACTTACTCATCTTAGCAGTCATCTGTCTCTGGTGTATGCCTGTAATGGCATGTCCACTGCACACACAAGCAGAAGAACCCAGTCGTGAATCCGTAAAGAAATGAGAGGACTTCGTTATGTCTTTAGATGGATTTACCTCAAGTTTCAAAAGCAGGGTGAGCTTTGCCCTGTATGCGGGGGTTGCACTTGTCACCCTCCACTCAACTGCACTTGCGAATACGGTCGTTCCTAACTTTACTAGGGGAACTATCACAGCAGAGACTACATCAACTACAAAAATTATAGAAACAATTCGTCAGATTGAATATACAACTGGCACATCTTATACTGTCACTGGAACAAACATTAATTTTACAGGAACACCTGCTCCTGGAAATTCTTATACACTAACTAACCCTGGTGCGCCATTCCAGTTCAGTGAAACAACACTTGGCCCTGGAATCGCGAAAGAAACATGGATAGATCGAACTACAGAAACACAATCTATCACAAATTCTATCTCTGTCTTTACGCAGTAGCACTTTATGTATCGCCAGCAGTTGCTCAAACAGCTCCTAGTAATACTAACATTGCTGGTCCTTCTGCTTCTGCTACAGGAAACGTTACTAACCAGGCGGTCCAGGTCCTCCAGGGTCCGTATGCTGTTAATACCTACGGAGCAGGGGTTAGTTGTCAAGGACCGACAATGAGTTTGTCACCTTTTGTGATGGGTAGTTTGACTGGTAATCAAGATCCAGCCACATATCAAAATCATAATGGAAATGCTGGTTTCAGTATGGGATTTAACTTTCCTCTGGATGGTGGTCTGACTGAGTTGTGTAAGGCAAGAGCACGGGTGGAGATTGCTAGACAACAGGCAGAAGCAGATAAGGCAAGACTTGACTTTGAGTTAGTTCGTCTATTGAAGTGTGGTGAAGCACTCAAAGCTGGAGTAAGTTTTCACCCTGAGTCACCCTATGCAAAGATATGTTCTGATGTTGTGGTGAGGTATCCTAACGTGAGGGATGTGGTCAATGCCAATAGATCCAGTAAATAATACCAACCAAATTACCAATATAGGAGTAAACGCCAACCAAGTGCAAAATATTGGCGTTAATGGTCCGAGCATTATACCAACGATCAATCCTCCTATCACAAAAAGTGTAGAGGTTCCAGTTGTTCGTGGTATGGAACTTCCTGTGATTTTGATGCCTGATACAAGAATCAAGTATCCGACAATTGATGTTCCCACACAAGAGGAGTTTGATGCTGCAGTCAAAGAAGAACAGAAGAAACAAGAGAAAGAAGAGGAAGGAGACAAACCCAGAGGTCTACCTGATACTAAACCAGTAATTCCACAGATTCGAATTCCCGTTCAAGAGACACAGGATAATCGGAATGGTTCCGATGATACTCCTACAAATACGAATCTAGGAGTGCCCGTTATTGAAGTTCCAATCATCGGGGAAGTCCCAGTCCCACCTCGGGAGCAGGTTATTCTTGCTGGGACTACTGCTACTGCCTCTGTTGCTGCGGCTCTTGTTGGCAAATCTTTGGTGGAATGGATGGTAGCAAAGATGAAACCTATCGTTCAACAGATCTTTGTAAGAGGTAAGAAACTCCTGAATAGAGATCTTACTCCTTATGAGACACAGATATTCTTTGCATTTGAGAAGAGTGCCTCTCTCAAGAAAGTCAATAAATTACTCAAGAAAGAACAGAAGAAAGAAAAGCAAAGGCAGTTCAAAGCGTTTCACGACAAGGGTCAGAACTTACCTGGGACACAATAATTTGATTTTTGATTTGGAGTATAAACTTCGTGACCCTCTTGTGGTTTCATCCATCCACAACCAATCAACCATTCCATCGTCATCGGAGTTGGTCTGACTTGCTCCCACAGAGGACCCTTACCACACATCGCTAGATGGTTTGCGGTCACATTTGATTGTTCCTCTGCCCAGTTAGCATCAGACTCCCAAGGAATCGCACGAGCCATACCAGCAGCAGTATAGGTCTTTGTTGTTTGCTTGACGACCCAATCAGGTATCTCTTTGTCCTGATGAACCTGTGCCATAAATGGTGTGCTGATACCACCCGCCATACAATCTTGGACAGCGTGCCATCCTTCATGACGTAGCGTGCCTAGAAATTCTCTGGGGTCTCTCAAAAGATATTCATTAATATAAAGACGATTGAGGTCAGGTTTGTAGAGACCAATGGTTCCTGGTGTCCAGTATCTTCTTGGTGCTAGATACACAGGCACCTTACTAGCATCTAGACCAACAAGGATTGCTTTGATTTCATCTCTGAATAAATCAAAGTCTGAAGATTTGAATATCTCTGATTCTGGCGTGAGTTGCTCTACACCCTCAGTGCATTCCAGAAGTATCATACAACCCATTGCTGCCAGTGAATATGGCGCTACAGTTGGTTGTTTTTTTGTTACAGAGCTTGCATTTACAGGGAGAGCGATTACTAACGCCGATAAAATACTAAAAAATTTTTTCATTGTCAGAATAGTTTTACGGGTAATTTGATCGGTAGTTTTTCCTGAAGATCCTTGACACCTTTAGGGACTAATGTTTCAACTAATTCGCGTTTGACTTGTTCAATGAGTGTCTCCCTATTCATATAAAGATAAAGACCAGCGCCAAGTGTAGACGCACTAAGAACAAAAGATGTAACAGCAATAACGTTAATAATTTTTTGCATTTTATTCGATCTCGTCAAGTTTTCCTTTTTTAAGTAATTTAGACAATTCTGCAGTAGATCCTACAAACAATGCATTGGTGACATTGTTAGGACCTTTCTCCTTAGGCTCCTCTATATCTCTAATCTTCTTTTGTAAGTCTAACAGTTTATCAGTAGCATCGGCAACACTTTTTATTATTTGACCTGTGACTTCGTAAGCCCTTGCACTTCCAGACTCCTGAGAGATTTCCATAA